TTTTTCAAATTCATTATTTAATTCTTCAATAACTTCTCCAATTATACTTTTTAATTTATTCCAATATTCAGGTCTTAACCCAGCTATTTCAGAAATTGGTGCAATATATCCACAATTAATCTCTTCAATTTCATTTTTTTCAACTTCTTCTGCCATATTCCCTCCCAATAAAGTGTTCTCAAAACAAACTATAATTCAATTCTTTTTTTACTTGATGAGAGCTTTTAAAAGTACTTTCTTTTTCTAATAGTTCAAGGCTTTCTAAATCAATTTTCCAAGTTCCTTTTATATTATTTTTTATATATTGCCCACCTAAAAGTCCTCTTTTACAGTAGTTATAAACTGTTTCCGTGCTAACTCCTAATCTTTTAGCTACTTGAGCAACACTCAAATATTTTTTAGACATCCTTAGCTCCCCCCTTCTCTATGAAATATTAGAACTTTATTTTTATAAATTCAATAACTCTTTTTTCTTTTTATCGAATTCTTCTTGTGTGATAATTCCATTATCTAAAAGTTCTTTATATCTTTTTACTTCTGTTATTGGATCATTTGTATTTTGTACATTAGAGTTATTAGCTTGATTTTTTTCATTTTCAGCAACAATTGAAGCTAGAATAGCAACTATATCTTCAGCTTGCTGTTTTGCTACTCTATATACAAAACCATCTTTTTTGAATTCAGTTGTTAATAACTCAATATATTCAGCTGGGACTATCTTATTATCTAAGACAATTTTTACTTTCAAGCTTTTAACAACTTCTTTAGCTTTTTTCCCACCAGTAAGTCCTCCAACTACTGCTCCTATTCCACCAAAAAGTGCTCCCCCAACTATTGCACTTCCAAGTCCACCTTTTGTTATAGTATTTCCATCTTCAAGAATTTCATATTCCAACAACTCGGAATAATCGTATATTCTGGCTTTTCTTAATAATGTCTTAGGAAATAATATTTTCTTTGCATTATCATCAAATTTTATTAATTTTCCTACTCCCCTTGTTCCCATAAAATTAGCAATATCTAAATTTACTTTTTTTTCTTTTTCAATTTCTTCAAGGATTTCATCTTTTGTTGTTTCTTGTAATTTTTTAAAAGTATTTCTATTGTTTCCACATAAATCCAAGCATTTACTACATATAAAACCATCACTTAGTTTTTTACTTGTTTTTTCTTTTCCACAAATTGAGCAAATTCCTTTTTCATTAAATATTCCAAACATAAACAATCCCCCTTAATAAAATGATTAAATATATTAAAATATATCATATTATTTTTTAATTTTCAATAAAAAAAGCTTGACTTTTTATATACTATGGTGTATAATAAATACATAAGGAGGTGAGAAAGTGAGTAGGAAAAAGAAAAAAAGAACAACCGAAGAAATCTTAATTACACTATCAATAATACTCGCCATATTAGAAATAGTTAAAGTAATTATAGAACTCTTCCAGTTATTCTTCTAAAACATCAAAGGGAAAGGGGAAGAAATTCCCCAAGTACCTTATCTCTTACTCAATTATACTATGTCTAAAGAAAAAATTCAAATATTAATTTTAGTTTTAGGAATCATTGCAGTTACAGTATCTATTATTTTAAAATTTGTGTAAAAGGAGGACTTTATGGCTGTATCAGAATCTCAAAAAAAAGCAAATAAATCGTATAGAGAGAAAAATCCAAAAAAAAATCAATATTTATCATATCGTTCAACAGCCCGTAGTTTTATTAATAATCATGCTACTTTAGATGACTTAGAAGAATTAAAAAATTTAATTTTAAAAAAAGAAATTCAATTAAAAAGAGAGGATTAGACCTCTCTTTTATCTTATATTCTCTCTAATTTTTTCAAATGCTCTATGTTTCATACTATGAACCCATTGCCTTGACATTCCAAATTTCTTAGCTATCTCCTCTCCTGAATAACCTTTAAAAAATAAGAGATCCAATATTTGCCTTTCTTTCTTTGTGCAACAATTTAGTAAATTTTCTACAAGTACTTTATTTTCTAAATTATCTATTTTTATATTTTCATCTCCAATTTCAAGATCTTCAATTCCTGAAAAATAAACTCTTTCTTGTTCACCCTTTTTAATGCTCTCTATGACATACTGAGGTACTCTATACCTTTCTTTATCTATATATTTCCTTATTTTAGCTTCTACATAAAAATACAGATGTGTCATAAATTTAGTATTGTAATTTTCATCATAAGTTTTAATTGCTTGATAGATTCCAAGTATTCCTTCTTGAAATCCATCATCAGTGTTCCCCCACTTATGATTAATCTTTCTAACAGTATTCAAATACCTTTCAATTAATGTTTCAATAGCTTCATTATTCCCTTTTTTTGCTTCTCTTATAAGTTTTAAAACTTCTTTACTTTCCATTTTTATTCCTTATAAAGCTAGTTTACTTCTCACTATCTTTTCTTCAGCTACTTTTATAATATTTCTTAGTTCTACCTGCTCTCCTGCTATTTCATTTTGTCTTGCTTCAACTCTTGCTTGTTTTTCTTTTAAAGTTTTTAATTTAGAATTTAATAATTCAGTTTCAGCTTTAAGTAACTCAAATTCTCTATTTAAGTCATCTCTTTCTTTAAAATACTTATCTTCAAAATTATCTTCATCAATTCTAGCTTTTTTTAAATTATCCAATAATACATTTAAAATAGCTCTATTTCCTTCATCATTGAGATCATAATTTATTTGATAACAAGTTACCATGTTATCTCCAACTATTACATAAGTCATCATTTTATCTTTATTGATGTAAAATTCTGCTTTTTTATGAGCATCATAAGCTGCTGTACAGATGTACTCAGTTCCTTGAAATTCATCTTTTAAATCTGTTTCTAATCTTTCTATTTTATCTTCATTTGTTTTTTTCCAAACATCAAATGTTCTATCATTGATAATTTGATATTTATAAACTCTTGAAGCATATCTCATAAGTGCATGTCTTGTTATATTTATTTCCTTCATTTATCTTCCTCCCAATCAGCTATTTCTTTAATATCATCAAATTCTGAACCACATTTACAACAATTAAAATGTTTTACTTCCAGTACTTGACTTATATCTGTATCAAATTCAGCTTCAAATTCTCCACTTTTATCAAATTCTCCTTCTTGTTCTGCAATGATAGTTGCTATAAATTCAGTCCCTCCGCAATTTTTACATTTCCACATTTTATTTTCCTCCTAACTCTAAACAATCATCTCTATCAGTACTTTCAACAGCAACAAGCATTGTCCAACCACTATATTTATTAGTTTTAAATCTTCTTAAAGATTTTACTTTTCCTGTTATTTTTCCTCTTATAAATTGTTTTACTACTATACTTTTTCCTAAACTAAGAGGTTTTTTAGATGTCAGCATTGGTAATTCTCCATTATCAAAAGTTACATCTGTAAATTTACAAGGTAAAATTGTTATATAGTTATCTATCATTCTTTTTATAAACTTTTTAGTATTTTTTTTATTCATTTTAACCACTCCAATCTAAATTTTTTCAATTTCATTCAAAACCCATTTAAAAATAGCTATCTCTTTTTTTAATTCCTGAATTAATTTTTTATTTCCTAACTTAGAATTATTTAAAAATTCAATATTTTCTTCATATTCTTTTAATTTATCTCTTATTTCTTTTTCTGTTCTCATTCTTCTCCTTGTTTTATTTTAGACTTTTCTTTTCTCCTGCCATTCAAGTATCTCTTCCAGAACATAAATTAATTTGCTACACTCTTTTACTGTCATATTATCCATTGTTTTATCTTTTCTAAGATAGTGTTCAATAAATTCTTTTTTATCTTTTTCTTTATAAACTTTACTATATAGTGAATTTAACTTGTTTTTTTGTTTTTCTGTTGCATAGTCATTAATTAATCTATCTAAGATTTTTATAAGAATCTCAGCCTGATTATAGCTGAGATCCTTACTAGAATTTTTATTAAATTTACTTTTTAAAAGTAGTCTATAATCTTCATCTTTTAAGCCTGCTTTATGCTTTAAAGTATGAATATATTTAATTTGATGTTTCTTTATTTCCTTCATTTTTCAAGTCCTCCATTACTGTAGTCATAGAAAGAGGAATATTGACTTTGTTCCCATTTTCATCTTTATAGTATGCTTCAATAAATGTCTTAGACTTCTGAGGTTTCCAAGCTTCTTTTATTATTTGAACTCCTTCAGTTAGTTCAGGATCATCTATACTTCCAGCAATTTTTTCTAGCTCCATAACTCTTGAAGCCTTCAAGTTTCCATTTTTATCTTTCTTTAATAATAAGTTCACTATTTCAAGTAAATGACTATTTTCATCCTGAACAGATTTATAAATATAGCTTTTAACCTTCTCTATTCCTGAATGAACAGTATCATCAAAGCTGTCAAGCATTCTGTGCCCTAGTGTTATAGTAAACTTCCCATCACTGCTTGTAAATGTGTGAGACTGTTGCTTATCATTTACTCCATATAATTCAGCTTTTAATTCAGTTATGCTTTTGAAATCATCAAATACTTCTTTCTTAGTCATTGCAATTTGTGCTGAAACTTCTTTTACTTTCTTCATTGAACTCATTACTGTTTCATCTACGAGCTTTTTATAAGCTTCTATTTTTTCTTTTCTTTTAGCTTCCTTACTTTTTTCTTCTTCTAAAAATTGTTTTCTTAGTGCCTCTTTTTCTTCAGCAGTTAAATTTTTAATGTCCATAACTCCTCCTATTTAAATTCCTGTAGTTTTTCTTCTAGTAGTCTTTTTCTTTCCTTAAAGAAATTAAATGTAAATTGTCCACCTCTTGTCTTATCATTTTTGTAAATCTCTATACATTTATTGATCTCTTTAATTTTTTGCTCAATTTCTTCTTTTAATTGCTTGTAATTAAAGTAAATCCCTGTGTCTTCATTTGTTCCTATAGGTTCAGAATCAACAGTAAAATAAGTTAAAGTCTGTTCTTTGACACAGTCTTTACAATAGAACTCTCCAAGACAAGCTTCATAAAATTTTTCTCCATCTTTTATCTCAGCCCCACAATTTTCACAATAAATTTTTATACTCATATTGTTTTAACTCCTCCAATCTTACAAACTCTTCATAGCCTGTTAATACATCCTCCAATACTGCATAAACTCCATTATTATATTTGTATAAGTAAACTATTCCATCAATTATATATAAATCTTTAAATTTCATATTTAATCCTTTAATCTTTTGAAATCTATGATAACAAATCTCACGTCTGTTGTCTTAAACTCATTCTTTAAATTTTCAATTTGTTGTTCTCTAAAAGTTTTCAATTGTGTGCTAGTCATTTTTGAAGTAAAAGTAAATGCCCATCCTCCAATAGATCCAACGCCATCTACACAATAATAACAACATATCCAGTATTTGTATTTTCTATTAAAAAATATTTTTTTATGTCTACAGTCATAACCTATATTAAAACCAGCTATTAATAAAGCTATTGCCAATCCTATTAAAGCCCATGTACTCATAATTCCTCCTTGTCAAATCTCACACTTAAATAACTTTTTTTCTCTTTTTTATCATTGATAATTTCAACTTGACTAATTTTTGAATTTACATTTAATATTTTATATTTCTTTCCTTCTGTAAGTTCTCCAGTTTCAGCAACAATACAATTTACAATATCACCTTTTTCTAACTTCCACATTTGAACCTTCTTGATTATTAGCAACAATTAATATAGAAGCTACAACAATTGCTAGTATTTTTCTCATATTATTCTCTCCCTTGCCTTGCTAATTCCATTTAACACAATTCAAATCAACACTAATTTTTTGAAAGTTTTTTGTTTATTTGTACTACAATTTTTTTTATTTCTTCAGTAATTTTTACATAGTTTTCCCTAGCTTTTGAATTTCCTTTGTTAGCCGCTTGAATGTAGTTCTTTCTTTTTACTGAAAGAGTAGCTAGTTCATTTAATTCATTATCAATTTTTAAAGCATCTTTTCCATACTCTTGTTTTAAAATTTTCTTAGCTTCTTCTGTTAATACCTTGTCTTTCATAGTTCCTCCTTATAATGCTAGAGTTGATAATGCAGCATCTATATATTTTTTTTCAATTTTCAATGAGTTATTTTGTAAAGCGATTTCATAACTTGAAGTCAAAACATTTGCTAAGTTTCTTGCTGAACCTCTTACAACTATATTTATGTAGCTGATTAATGTTTGAAGCTCAGTTTCTTTATATAGTTCTATTTCATTTTTTAAAAATTCTTTTACAATATTTGAAACATCATCTATTGCTAAATCTTTTAATGATATATTTACAACAGCTCTTGAATACAAGTATTCATATTCTTTTTTTCTTGATAAAATTTTACTTTTTAAAACTTCAGTTCCTGCAATAACTACACCAACTCCTGTCTGGTCCGCTATGCTTCTTACAATATCAATTACATTTGCTTTTAAATGTTCACCTTCGTCAATTATGATAATAGTTTCTGTTAGTTTTATAGCATCTTTTATTCTGTCTTTTAGAGTTTCAGAACTTCCTGTTGTATCAAGTTTTAATTCTTTTGCTATTTTCTTTATAAGTCCAACACTAGATATTCCGTTTTCTGCTGTTATTAAAACTCCCCTACCACCATAAGTTTTTAACCATTCTTGTAAAGCATGAGTTTTTCCTAATCCTGCCCTTCCGTATATATAACCTATCTTAGAGCTTTCTATAATCCCTTCAGTTATATTAGAAGATACATACTTCTTTATAGTATTCAACACGTGGAAAACTCTCTTTTTAGTTTCTGTATTTACTGAAAAATTTATTCTTTTTATTTTTCTTTTATGTCTATCTAAAAAGTCACTTACTTTTTCAGAAAATGCTTCATTATCTCCTGAGTATGTTCCTTTTCTCCATTCACTTAATGTACTAGCTCCTACACCCATAGCTTTTGCTATTTTTGTAAAGCTCATGTTATTATCTTCTGAAAATATTTCTAATCTAGTTCTTAAATCGTCCATGATTCCTCCTAATCTTCTAAGTATATTCCTTCACCTATAAGTATTCTTTCTTTTTCATTCTTTTTCTTGTTTTCTATAGCCTTAGTGTCTTCAACTATTGTCGCATCAATTAAATCTAAATCATCTCTTATGTCTTCTCTTATTCCCATAATCTCTTTACTTAACTTACTAATTTTTTGAAGTCTTTTCTTATGTGTTTTAATAGCAGTAACATCTTTCCAACCAGCAAGTCCTAATTGCTCAGCTTTACATAAAAATTCCCCTGTTTCCTGATAAACAAAGATATAACTTAAATCATGAGGATCATACTTAATCTTACATTTCTCAGTTTGGTGATAATATAGGTATTCATTTACATAAGTATTTCCCATAAATTCAATACCATTTTGTCTTATAATTCTTATTTCTTCATATAAGAACAGTAATCTAAGCTCTTGATCTGATAGCATTTTTCTATTTGCAAGTGGATTTTCTTCCTGAAACACTTCCATTGGTGTTCTATTATTCATTCCTCTACCTCTGTGAGCTTTCAGTCCTGCTGCTCTTCTTAAAGCATAATAATTATGATTTTTAGTTTCTATGAACTTTTCTATCAGCTCTTCAAGCTCCCATTGTTCTAAAATTTCGCCTTTATCTAATTTTTGCATTGCGAAACTTCTAAGACGCTCAGGTCTTTCTATAATATTTCCACCTTTATAAGTTGCAAATTGCTTTGTAAAGCTTTCTTTAAAATCAACGAACCATCTTTCTATGTGCTTTGCTTGAGCATTGTATGCTCTTGCATGATCTACATTTATTCCTAAACTTGCATATATTCCATCTAGTTCATCAGTTCCTTTCAAAACTTTAGATTTATATGCCTTCCCGTTGTCAGTGTATAAATGCTGAGGTACTCCATACTTTTCAATCCCTCTTTTTAAAGCTATAGCTATAGCTTCAGTTGTTTCACTCCATGCTAAACTCCAACCAACTATAAATCTACTTTTTACATCTATCCAAACGATTAGTTTTGGAGAACCAAAGTATCTATCACCATTTGATTTTTTCTTATCACCTTGATAACACATCATTTCCAAATCATGCCCATCTGACATCCAAACTTCTCCAGCTTTTATGTCTCCGTAGCTTCTCTCAATAAATGGTGTGTAAGTGTCTTTAAACTCTTTGTTCCCCATTCTTGCCTTATCTTTTTCAATAAGATTTATATCCTTATTAAGATAATTTCTTAGAGTTCCATAACTAATTGCTTTTACTCCAAACATTGCAACAACTCTTTCAAAAACAAAAGAAATCTTTGGTTTATTTTTGCTAAAATATAGCATCTTAGCAAATTCTAAAACTTCTTTTTCTACTCTTCTTATTCCTTTAGTTGTTCCATGTCCTGAAGCTAAAGCCAGTGGATTATGTTTATTTTTTATATATATTCCCCACCATCTACGAAGTGTAGGAACTGTCAACTTCTTTAAAATCTCCATTTGTTGTGGATAATTCCTATTTACATCATTTACAAATTTTTTTATTATTTCTTCCTTACTATCTCCACCTTCCTCATATTTTTCTTCTAACTTCATACAAATGATAAATCTTGCATTTGCAACCCGTTGATTCCACCCAGGGAGTTCATCAATTGCTGTTGCCTCTTTTTTTACAACAGTTCTAGTTGCTACCTTCTTTTCTTTTTCTTCTTTAACTTCTACTAATGATGATATATAAGCATCAATTTCAGAAGCCTTATAAACATTCTTATAAACTTTCCCAATTTTTTTCTTTTCAACAGTCCAACCTTGTAGCTGTGCAAATCTTAAAGCTTGAGTTCTAGTTTTTTCAAAGAGTCTTTGTAAATCTTCTAATAAGTATTCTTTTGTCATAAAAGCTCCTTTCTAAAAGATCCTTACATTCAAAGCCCTTTCAATTCCCTTTTCAGTCTCTAGATCTCTTTCTGCATTAAGCCCTCTTAATGCTCTATATACCTTCTTTTCATCTAATCTTTCATTTTTGCAAAAATCTTTCAATGTCAAATCTCTTTGTAACAGTGACTTTTGAAATGTTTTTACTCTTTTATCTCTATTCTTTACATAAGCTGGAACTTTATCACATAATGCTAGTACCTCAGCTTCTCTTTCTTCTAATTCACCATTTAAAAGCTTTTTGAATTCATATTGTGTAAGATTAAGTTCTTGCATTACTTTCTGTAGACTTATCTCAGCATCAATTAAATTCTTTTTTATTTCTGTTATTCTAATTAATTTTTCTCTATATTGCTCTACCTTCTGTTCTATGCACATTTTCAAGCTCCTTTTCTATCTTTAAAATCATCTTTTTATATGTATTTGGATGCTTTCTTAAGTGTTCAAGCATTCCTTTTAAAAAATTTATTTTTTCCATTTCTTCTCCTTTTTGATATAATTAAAGTGTTGTTTTTTTTATTTGGGACACCATAGCTTTGCCGAGCATGATGTCCTTTTTTTAATAATTAAAATATTGATAACCTACTCTCTTATAATATTGTCTTAAACTGTACACATTTTTCAATCTTAAATACTCAACTGCCTCCTCTTCTTTTCCTTGTTTTATATATAGTTCTAAAGCTATTGAATGTTTCATATCGTCAAGACTACATACTCTTCCTAAATATTTCTTTGTATTTAATTTATTACTTTTCCATAAAGTAGTCAGCTCAAATGGAAAAATTTCATTTTCAAGCTCATGCTTTTCAGCATATTGCAATAGATTTTTTATTAGATCCTTACTTACTATCCTTCCTAATATTGTTGAAGCTGGATAATCAATGTCTTCAACTTTTATTTCTACAATCTCTTTGAAAAATAAGCCTAATTCTTTAAGAACTAAGTACATAAGTCTTTCCCTTTCAGGTACTGAAGCTACCAATATATTAAACTGCTCTATTGTTATAAAGTCTTTTCTTTTAAAGACTCTTTTATACTTTCTAATATTTTCAGTTATATTCAAGCCTAGTATTTCTTCAAAGAAAAACTCCAAAGCATTAAGTTCTACAAGTATGGTATTTACTGATAATTCCATTAATTTATTATCTAAAAATCTTGTTACATCTTCTTTTTTTACATCTATCACATCCTTATTAGTCACTTCTAAGAATTCTTTTACTATTCTTTTGTATGTTCTTCGAGTTGAAATTGAATAGTCTCTGTAGTTCATTTCTGATTCAAGACTTAATAAATCAAAATAAAATTTATTGTTTTCCTCCATCTTCATCTCCATACACTTCATCACTTAATTCATTAACAGCATCAACAATTTCATCCATCTTACTTTTTATTAGTTTTATATCTTTTTGCATCACTCCAATCATTTCAAAATATTCTTTTGCTTTTTCAAAAAATTCAAATATGTTTGCTATTTCATCATCTCTCTGAGTTACTAATTCCAACATTTGATCTATTTTTGGTTCTATCTTTGTTTGTAGTGCTGGAACTCCTTGATTTAAAGCTATTTTATTACTTTTAATTCTTGTTATCATTTCTTTTGAAAATGCTTTTATAAATCTTCTGAAGTCTTTGGCCCTATCTGTATTTGCTAAATAAGAAATCTCAAAGATCCCATCTTGATTAAATACTCTTTTGTCTCTTTTCTTTAATATCCCCCCTTCATTGCTTAAAACTTTTTTTATTTTTGAAAACTCTGAACTTTGTAACTCTGGATTTCTAGCAATCAATTTTTTTAAATAATCTTTTTCTTTAAAATTTAAAGCTTTTGCTAATTCGTCTATATCCATTTCAATTTCATTATTAGGATTGATTGTTAATTGAAGCTCAGTTTCTCCAAACTTTACCAAGCTATTTTTATTGCTCATTTTTCCTCCATTCAATTAGTTTTTAATTATCATTCAAATGTTAAAGTCTTCTATAAGCATTCCCCCTTTATTGATTTTTTACCTCTTAAAAGCTATAATTTAATTAAAACTTTGGGAGGTACTTTTATGAAATATGATATTTCTAAAGAATTAGCTTTAGTCAAATTTTATTATGAAACTTTGGAAAAATACGATGATTGTGACATAGATGATAATTTAAGTTACGATATAGCCGTATTAACCCAAAGTGGTCTTATTTCTGGAAAACCATCATTTAGTCTACATACTGAAGATACTAAAAATTTGAGACTTACTCATTTTATTTGTAATCATAATCTTATAATGACTAATTATCTTAATTTTTTAGAAAAAGATTTGGAAAAAAAACTTAAACAATTAGAAGCTAAAGAAATTAGCAGAGATGAATTTCTTCTTTATGAACCCCTAGAAACAGATGATACTCTTGTTTTAAAAAATGTTACCATTCATAATGGAAATAACTCCATAAAACTTGAATCAATAACTATATTTTCAGAAAATATTCTAGGGATTTCATTTATTAAAAGAAATTAAAAACTCATATTAATCCTTTTGATAACTATTTATTGCTTCTGCAAGACTTCTAATTCTTTCTAATTTTGTTTTACAATTTTTAATAGATTCTGGATTGTCAAAAGAAGCTATTTTTTTATTCCCATGTATTTTCCCTAAACAATAAAAGGATTCTCCATCTTTAATATATGTATTTAATAGTATCCAATCTTGTTTTAATAAGTCATTAACAACTTCAGTATTTGAAGTTTCAAAAACTGATTTTATAATAAACAAGTTCATTTTTCCTCCATTTAATAAGTTTTTTATTATCATTCAAATCTTAAAATTTTCTATAGACATCCCTCCTTTTCTTTTTTAGTATAGTATTTCAATTCCTAATGTCCTATGTACTTCTGTCCCCCTTTCATAAATTGTTATATTTTTTTAATATATATTTTTTTCTTAAAGAGTTTTAAAAATTTATCACAGCTTATTTTTTT